ACGGTCAGTTTGAGGGCTATACAACAGAGTGGGGTGAGATAGGCGGGGGCGGTGCTGCTGATCTTAGGCTTAACAGTTTCACAGGCAACGGCTCAACCACTGCTTATACTTTGTCTACGTCTCCCATTGAAGACAACACTTTTGTTTATATAGATGGGGTTTACCAGAATAAAACTGGCTATGCAATTGTTGATAACGTACTTACATTTTCTTCTGCACCTCCCAACAGTTCTGCTATTGAGATTACAGCGGCAACGGTTGCGCCAGTAACAGCAAGCACAGAGTTTAAGCTAAACCAGTTTACAGGCAATGGTTCAACTTTGGCTTATACGTTATCTGCACAGTCTCCAGAGAACAATACTAACGTGTATATTGATGGCGTGTATCAGAGCAAAACTAATTACGCTGTCTTTGGCACAACGCTTACTTTTAGCACAGCTCCTCCTAGTGGGTCTGCGATAGAAGTTATGGCGGCAAATGCTGTTGTAGTGTCTGTTGGTACGCCTGATGATAACACCGTAACTACAGCAAAGATTGTGGACGATGCAGTAACAGCAGCTAAGATAGCTGACAACACTGTTGATATTGCTAGGCTTAATGTAACTGACGGCACAGCAGGTCAAAGTCTCACCACTGACGGATCTGGCACTTTGTCCTTTGCCACGATTGGTGGCGCATTTAACGACTTTGCAATTAAAACTGGAAACTACACAGCCGTCACCAAAGACCAACTAATTGTAAACTCAGGCAGCGCAGTGACAATCACTTTGCCTTCGAGTCCCGCAGCGGGCAACGTGGTGTTCATTAAAAACGCTGGAGCAGGCACAGTAACCGTGGGGCGTAATGGCTCTAATATCAATTCAACAGCAGACAATGGTTCGCTGGCTACAGACGCAGCGGCAACGTTGGTATATGTAGACGGCACTATTGGCTGGAAGGAGCTTTAAATGGCAATTACATTAGGTGGCGGTGGCAATTACTTTAAAGTAAGCAATACGGTTGAAAATTATATTCTTAACGGCGCGTCTGGTACTTTTGCTAACTTTACTGCACCAACAGGAAAACTTCTTAGGATTAAAGTATTTGTTGCAGGTGCAACAGAAACAGCAGTAACGGTAACAATAGATGGCGTTGATTATGTAACTAACGAAAGAATTGGGGCTTATAACGGAAATTATCAACCCGCTAATCCCCCTAATCCTAAACATTTTATATGTTCCAATTGGGGAGGCGCATCTCATTTAGGCACTGCTTACTCTGATATTATTTGTACTACATTTCAAGCAATAAAAGTATCGGGAGTTACCGCAAATAATATTTGGTATAAGTATGACGAAGGAGAATTTGCATGAATGAAGTACATGAAAAAATGTGGCGGGACATAGAACTATCCGCTACAGACTACATTGTACCTTTAACAGATCATCCACAACGTGCTGCGTACATGGCTTATCGAGAAGCATTGAGGGATTGGCCGTCTACAGACTCATTCCCTGACACTCGACCGGAGCTATAAGCATGGCTTTAACAAAAGTAACAACAGGTGTTCTAGCTGATAATTCTGTAACGACTGCGCTGGTAGCTGACGACGCAGTAACAGCGGCTAAGATAGCCTCAGTGCCTATTGCTGTAGGAATAACTACTGTTGTTACAGCTACGTCTCTTACGGCTACGGTCAACACGCACGTCTATGTAAGTTCGGCTACACAGACCATTACGCTTCCTGCGTCACCGGCCATAGGACAAAGAGTCCTGATTACCGTGGGCAACTTTACTGACACAGTGGTAGCGCGAAACGGCAGCAACATAATGAGCAGCGCGACTGACTTTACTATGGATTCCGCCTATTTATCCATACAATTCATTTATACAGACGCAACGCAAGGGTGGGTGATGTCATGAGCAATTTTACAGATTTCATAAGCAGTGGTGGTGGCGGCGGTGGACCTAGATTAGCACTACCACTGGCAAGAGGTAATCTAAACCTAGGTCGTGGTGCTAATCTATACTCTAGTGAAGTCGCCCCTTTCTGGACTCACTTAGCTTATATCTCCTATGACGGCGGCACCTTAACCCAAACGCAAGTTTCCGGAACTCCTTGGACTACAATTTATAATCAAACTAGCGGCGGGGGATATTGTACGCATATTATATTTCCTAGACATACCGCCGGAGAATACTCTTGCAGAATTACCGTTGACGGAGTTGCTACAACTTACGTTCTGCCACCTACAGTTCAATATTACGGCTTTATGTTTGGCTCAAGCGATACCAGTGTTTATCAGGATAGCGGCCCTTACTATACCGGAATACAGTACGAACCCCCGTGGAACAGCAGTATTGGTATTACAGACAAAAACAAAGCTATTCAACAAGGACATTATTTACAGTATCAAACGTCTTTAAAAGTTGAGGTTCTTCAAGGTTCGGCAGGAACATGGATGACGGGTTGGTATCAAGCGAAAGCCGGAGTAATTACTTACACAATGGTGGGGATAGACAAAGAATGAATATTACTGCATGGAACTTAGAAACTGACACAGCAATTTCGCCAGAGCGTTTACCTTCTGTCGGTGAACACGCAAGGTTTGTCGAAGGTGATAGGGTTTGGTTTGGTGAGTACCACCCACTTCCGACATTCACAGACCAAGAATTCGCTGAAATGCAAGCTAAAGCGTGGAGAGACTCAGAGCTGTCCTCTACTGATTACATCGTGCCTTTAACTGACCACCCACAACGCGCTGCCTACATGACGTATCGCCAAGCACTGCGCGACTGGCCTGCTACAGCAGACTTCCCAGAAACCCGGCCGGAGCTAGGGTAATTAAAAAGGGCTAAAGCTCGAACCAAAATAGGTATTTCAATATGCAAGAGGAAGCCAAGACAGTTATGGATTCATTGGCGGTCGGCGGCACAGTCGCTACCTTGGCTGGTTGGCTTCCTGCGGTAGCGAGTCTATTCACGATTATCTGGCTGACGTTGCGTATTTGGGAATCCGACACGGTTCAGAAACTTGTTAAACGAGATGACTGATGGAAACGTGGGAAGTTATCGTCCAAAGCTGGCCCGTTGCGGCAGGTGTATTTTTATTGATTTTGACGATTGGCAAGATTCTTAACCGGCTCGACGTTTTAGAGTCCAAAATGGTCGAGGTCTGGAAGGCTATAAACGAACTAGTAAGGAAATGAAAAATGGAAATTTTAGAATACTTAAACCTAGCAACAACTTTGATCGCTTTTTGCAGCGCAATTTGTGCATTGACTCCGACGCCAAAAGACGACGCATTTGTAGCTAAAGTTTACAAAGTCTTGGAAATGTTTGCGCTCAACATCGGCAAAGCTAAAGAATGATAGACAAGCTCATCGGGCCTGTTACGGGCTTGCTTGATAAGTTTATTGAAGACAAAGATCAAAAGGCTAGACTGGCCCATGATCTAGCCACAATGGCTGACCAACACGCGCAAGAAATCGCAAAAGGCCAAATGGCTATTAATGAGGTCGAGGCGGCCCACAAGTCGCTGTTCGTGTCCGGCTGGCGGCCCGCTACCGGATGGTGCTGCGTTTTTGCTTTAGCTGGAAACTTCATGGTCATACCGTTTACCAATTTTGTTTTGGCTATATCGGAGGTCGATATAGTAGTGCCTCTTATCCCTTTGGAAACCATGATGCCTGTCCTGATGGGTATGCTTGGTCTGGGTGCAATGAGAACCTTTGAAAAGAAAAACAATGTACACCGAGATAAATGACTGCGGCTAGTGCCTTGACGTTTCCCCTCTCTCCTCGTCGTCAATGGGGTGCAATTCCCCAGCAGTCAACCTTAATTACCTCCAAGCCTTTTGTAGCCACTCGTTTGCTAACGGGGACATTGGAACATTGGCTGGACTGACTCTTAGTTTTTGCCTACAAATTTTGCAAATTTTGAAATCTTTCCGAACCGATTTGCCGCAATAGCCGCAAGTTGATTTAAAAAGGAATGTCATCATCAAAGTCCTCTATCGGTGGTGCTTCATGGTGCGCTGGAGCATTTTGCTGAGCTTTTTGCTGTGCGAAATTATCCGCATCCTTAGTGTAGAAAATTTTAGCATTGCCAATAATTGGCATTTGCAATTTTTGATCTCGCTCTTCTTTGCTTAATTGCTCAGAGATGATTCCATTATTACCATACTGATTTTGTTCGCTGTCAACGAATACGGTCAGATCTGCATAGGTTCCTTTTTTACCTTTATAAAGGCGGTTTTTGTTGAGCTTGATAACATCAATACTAAAATTTAAGCCTATAGTGGCCATTTTACTCTCCTATTTTGTGTTTAAGTTTTTCGACTTTCTCGAGTAATACTTGAAGATTGTCGTCTAATCCCTTTATATATTTATCGTTTCTGTAAACGGTAACAATAAAAGGCGGCATGGCTGGGTGATATGACATAAAATCCCAACTGTCAGTCTCGCACAACCAAATGCACCCTTGCACTTGTGGGTAGTAATTGCTAGGGCATTTACCACTGTCAAAATACTTAAGGTGATTTTTAGGCGCTGGGCATTTAACTTCGAGTCGCATCCGGTCAGGTGAGCACCCTATGGTTTGTTCGTCATTAGTTACAAAACCCAGCACTTCGGTTTCGGTATCTTTTATTAACTCGTAGGCCATTACAGCTTCGGCTTCCATTTCGATGCCTCGGGTCATCCAATCAGAGACAAATACGTCTGATTTTTGGCCAGAAATCACCTCTGCTGCCAATTCAAGCGCGTAATCGTCAAGGCTGCTGCTTATTTTGCAAGTGCTGGTAAATACTTTGCCAAAATTGGATGCGGTGGGAACACCGAGGCGCAACAAATGCCACGCCTCAGTGCCTTGTTCTACATCATGGATTACCATTACTTTATGGACTCTAGCAAACGTATCGCTTTAATTGCCTCTGCGCTGCTAAGATCGTTGATTGATTGATGCTTTGACTTAATTTTCCTCAACAACGTTTCTTCGTCTCTCCCTTTAGCCACTAATAGCTCTGTAAGCGTTTCAATTTCTCGCTTACTCGCAACCCTAAACATTGCAGCTTCGCCGTCATCATCTACAGACGGGATACCGAAGGCGGACTGTAATGCGTATCTGCGAGCATACGTTACAGCCGATCCAGCAGCTTGTGGGTCGGCTTTTGCCAAAGGAAGTGTAAAGCCATGCTCAAACCATTCGCCGCTCGTATGCAGTATCCTAGTGAGCACACCGACCCCTCGTTCATCGCTGTGGGGCAATTGTATAAAACTGAGACCGTACTTGATCAAAGTAGGTTTTAAGGTCTTAATAACACTTTCTAAATTAGCATAACTGCTAGAAAAAAATGGGTTTTCAGCGCTTTTTACAGCGCCGCCTATCTCTGCTTGTGCCTCGCAAAATGCTTTGGCAATGTTCTTGATACTTTCACTGTTCCGCACTTTTTCTCTCCAATCGTTTTATATATTTGATACAGACTTCGTATTTCTCCTCTTGGTCA